TGGCCATTTGGATAATCTTATTGATCATATGACTATTGCTTTTCTTATTTCGTTTTTTGCGTACTTAACAAAGTTATAGAGTGCCTTTTTTGGAATTCCAGTCTCATCAGATAAAGTCTGATAGCTAAAATCATTTAAGGCATATAAATAAAAGACTTCACGTTCCAACATTGGTAGCCGTGAAATCAAGATGTCTAATTGCTCATTGGTTATGCGATCACCTAACCACACCTCCACACTTTCGAAATCTCGCAGTTGTGATTCAGTAGGTTCATCTGACATTTGATTGAACTTGCGAATGGTGTTGTGATAATGACTGCGATTACTCCAATGCGCAATCTTCAGCGCGTGGTTTATGTAATGCTCTGAATTCTTGATTGTCGATTTGTTTTCAAAGATGCAAAGCAAAGTATCGTGCAGAAGGTCATCTGCCTCATAGACATTGCCACCGCAAAGGTTGATTGCTAACCTGCGATGCTGCTCATATTGCGCCCTTGAAATAATCATCAATTACTTTTTGTGCGGATTCGAATCCTTTTACATAAGTAGCATAATAACCTTTTTTGTTCAGTTCTTTGATCCATTCCTTTTGCTCCTTTGATACCACACCCTTTTCGGTTTTGACTTCAATGAAGAGGCCAAAGTATTTACCAACTGGTTCACATATTTGGAGGTCAGGAAAACCTTTAACGTATCCGGTAGCCTTCATCTTGATGGCTTGTTTCATACTCGTGAACATACCCCCCGCTGAAGCGCAATAAAGTGCATTTGGATACATTACTTTGATGTATTGAACAATCGCAAACTGTACTCCAGCTTCACCCGCCAATGGTTTTTTCGCACGTGGCTTCATACTCTGTATGATTTTCCCTTTCATTGGACTAATTTAGGATGAAATTTGATAGGATGGACAAAAAAAAATGCATCTTGAAACCCGCATAAACATTGGAAAACTAAAAATATTTTAATTTTTTTGTTGACTTATTAAAATTTATTTCTACATTTGCCTCATAACAATTAAACAAAAACAAAATGAAAACAATTAAAGCAAACACAACAATCAGCGCAAGATTCATCGGTGATGCAAATTTGATTTTGACCGCTAAAGTATTAGATCGCAAAGGTGATTTTGTCACTTTGAAAGTAGACGGTGAAAAGAACATTGTTCGCAAAAAAGTTAAAGTAGGTTTTGACGGTAATGAGTATGTAATGGCTCTTGGCAGTTATTCAATGGCTCCGATTTTTATGTAAACAGTAAACAACTTAAAAAAAAACAATATGTATCAAGTTCACATTTTCAAAGGCTTTCATCAACAAGCCATCAACTGCGAATCATTAGAGCAGGCCAACGCTACTATCATTGATTACGCTCACACTCGTGGAATCAAATACCACAAAGATGAACACGGCTACTGCCACGCTTATGCAGGTAAGTATCATGTAAACGGAGTTGAAGCATTTATCTTTCAAGTGATATGAAGATGGAAAAGAAATGGATCATCACCTGCTCACCTGATGAGTTGACAATGATAACTTGTGCCGTCAAGTACTGGAACGAACGCCAACAAAATTCATCATTCAGCATTGAGCAACGCAAAGAAGTAGAAGACACAATCAATAAAGCACAATACAAATGGGAACTATAAACCTAACCTACCCACGCAAATTCATCTGCGTACAATCTTCAAGTTATCCAAGTGAGCAACTTGACTTTAACGCAATTGCTCAGCACATTGCAGATGCGTCACCTCGCAAACCATTTGAACGGATGGAGGCACTGCTCAAAGAAAAAACATACAAGCGATGATTGAATGGGTAGCACTTGATGAATCAGACCTTAACAACCGTATGAATGCGTTAAATGTCAAAGGTCATTTGAATTATGAATCTCATTACTTTATAAACTCAATCAATGGACAATTTGATGAGTGGATTAAGGAACTTGATTCAATCTATTTTAAGCACTCATCAAAAAAAGAATCATATCGAATCTGGTACAATGCAAATGAGCAATTGATGAAGCTTCAAGGAATCAAAGGCAATGGCAGCACAACAGTTAAAATTATAGAAAAGTTTATGCCTCCGCAATTATTAGAGGTGTATAACGAACTCAAAAAAGTAAAAACAATTAATAAATCAATAGAATGAAAACAAGTAAAATCAAGTCCATACAAAATGATGGCACATGGAATGACCTCTTCAAATTTGAGGTACAAATGGAAAACGGAGACGTTGGCGGATGCTTTGCCAAAACACAAATCCCCACCTGGAAAGAAGGTGACGAGATGAATTACGAATATACCCAAAAGGGTAAATTTTGGAACATCAAGTTTTTACCCGCTTGGACTGGTAGAAGTTCTGCTCCCAAATCTTATGGCAAAAGTCCTGAAGACAAAGCAGACATTGCACGTGCGGTAGCTTTGAAGGCAGCAGTTGACCTTCACAAAGGCGAAGGCGAACCCATCAACCAACAGATTGGGATGATATGCGCTACTGCTCAGGCTTTTGAAATCTATTTAACCACAGGCGAAAATCCTTACAAGGATGCTATCCAAGATGGTAAATTAAACAACAGTGATGACCTCCCTTTTTAAGGGGGGTTATCAACTTTGATAGCCCGAAAGATTTATTTAATTACTTAAGAAAATACATATGAAATTTAGAACACTGATAAGAACTCACTACCCATCTACTTACGAATTCGCTAAGGCAATGGGAGTGACTTGGCCAACTGGCAGGAAGTATGAAACCTATCCAATTACGATGAGCATTCAGCACATTGATAAATTGTCGAAGATGATTGGAGTTGACAAATGCGAATTGATCTCTTTGGCGGTTGCTGAAAATGAAAACGAACACGAACCTGTAAACTATTTGTAAAGATGGAAACTAAACAAACAGCGGTTGATTGGTTATACGAAAGATTAGAAAGAATGATACCTAGAACAGCATTGTATAATATAGATAAAAAAATCTATTTTGACAAAGCCAAGCAAATGGAACGTGAGCAGATTAAGGAGGCTTACATAGCAGGTGATCAAGGATATTACAGACTTGAAGAGATTAAAGAATTTGCAAAAGATTATTATATCGAAATATACGGAGGTCAAGATGAATAAAGATTTGATAAAAGTTATTGATAACTTAAAGGTGAGCAGTGTGATGCATTTAACCAATCTCAAAGATTTAATGATGCACGAAGAAAAGGATGAGATTATAGAACATCTTGAAACACTAATTGCACACGCAGGAGAATTTAGAACTGTTGCTGAAATTTTAGACGAATGCTGCTCTGATATTCTTGGTATATCGGTTGAAAAGTTAAAGCAAAAGATACGCACAAGACCAATTGCAGACGCTCGAAGCTATTACATCGCGCTTTATTATTTCGCAACTGACCACACTTGGCAGTATATCGGATCACTCTTTAACTTAGACCACGCATCAGCAATAAGCAACGCTAAAAAGTTCATTGAGTTATACGTTAACGATATGAATTACCGAACTATTGCGGAGGAGTGTTTTGACAAATTCGAGAAATATGGCTATAATTGCACCGAACTAAAACAACAACTTAATGGAAAACAACTACCAATCTTTATGTTCAAGAATATCATATCTCGAAGAGAGGTTGAGCAAGATAGAACAACTGATGCACCAACAAACAAAATCGAGAGAATGTCGTTTCATTGCGCCATCTCTTGAGGATGTCGCCGACTACTTTCTCGAAAGAATGCCCAATGCCAACTCCGAAGATGCGCTTCATTTCGCTGATGTCTTTATCAGCCATTACACCAACACAGGTTGGAAGTACGGCAAGAATAAGATGAAAGATTGGAAAGCTGCGATGCGCTCAGCTTGGGACTTAACTAAATTTGTAACAACTAAAAACAATCACAATGACACAATTGGTAGAATACAACGGACAAGCCTACAACAATGGCTTGACTCCTAACGAGAAAGCTTATTTGCAGGCGCAAAAGCAAATCAATCTTGGCGATTGCACACTCTCAATTTTTAAGCAAACATTGTCTTATGGAATCGTGCTATATGGCATCAAGACTTTACCTTCTGATGAGGAAACAAATCTTCTTTATGGTGTAATTCAAGGACACTATCGATACGTTACAATTGGTGAGTTGGCACTTGCTTTCCAACTCAATGCAGTTGGTCAAGATTGGCCACGTGTGGAATGCTTTGGACTTATGTCAGTTGCGTTTCTTTCTGATGTACTTAAACAGTATTCAGAATACAAGATGAAAATGAATTTGGCTATTGATAAGAAGAAACAAAAGCTATCCATACCTGCACCATCTATTGAAGAATCCACTCCAGTTGATTGGCTACAAATGTTCACTGAAGATGTCCAAATGTGGAAAGAAAACAAACGTGACTACGTTTTAATGTTAGCACCAATGAAGCTACGCAAGTTGTACGAATTAGGCGCATACACGGATAGCACGTGGAGCGATGACGAGTGGAAAAGATGGCAATTTATGGCATACAAAAAGACACTGGATGCAAATCAAATGAGTGACTATAAATTTAAGCGACTTGATAAGCTATCCAAAGACCGTATCAAAGAAGATTATCAAGCTGAACTTTCGAGGCTCGTATATGCTGATATAATGGACAGTCACATATTGCAACAAAAAGCAAAGGAGAAGTTATGACTTTTTGCGGATGCGATGTAAAGAAAAAAGATTCTTTCAAGTGCACTGGGTGTAATGAAAGTTTTTGTGGAAAGCACATTTATTATTACATAGATGAAGCCAATATTGCGATCACTCGAAATTCAAAACCCTATTGTGAACGTTGCTATAAATTAAAATACAAATGAAAATCGAATACAACGCAAAGCAAATGCAGGCTCTTGATGCGCTCTCAAAAGATTGCGACATTCGTCAAGTATTGTACGGTGGAGCTGCATCAGGCGGCAAGTCGTTTCTTGGTTGCGATTGGCAAATTAAAAGACGGTTAAAGTACCCAGGTACACGTGGCCTAATTGGCCGTGCTGAATTAAAGAAGTTGCGATTAAGTACAATGCAAACTTTCTTTGAGTTGTGCGCTCACCATAATTTGATTGCAGGAAAACATTACAACTACAATGGACAAGACCACGTGATAACTTGGTTCAATGGCAGCCAAACTATCTTAATGGATTTAGCAGACACTCCATCGGATCCCGAGTTTCAGAGGTTTGGTTCAATTGAGTTGACTGATTATTTTGTAGACGAGGCAGGGGAGGTATCTGAAAAATGCGTGAATATCTTGGCATCACGTGTGCGCTATAAGCTAATCAATGACAAACCAAAAGGATTGCTCACTTGTAATCCACACAAAGGATGGCTATATCGTGAATTCTTTGATGCCAAACGTAGTGGACTAATTAGGTCAGATAGGGAATTCATCCAAGCTTTGCCAACGGATAACCCCCACGTGTCACCAGTGTATCTTGAATCTCTTTTATTGCTGCCCGAAGTAGACCGCAAAAGACTTTTGGAAGGGGATTGGGATTACGATGAAACGAAAGATAGGCTTTATGAATACGATGATTTATTGAGATGTTTCCGCACACCTGCAAATTCATCAGCTGACAAATT